TTCCACTTTAAAAACCTGAGAATATGTTCCATCAGGATTTCTAACGGTCGATGAGGAATCCCCGATTCCTGCAAGAGATTTTATATTTGAATCCAATCTATCTATTTCACCTCTAAGAAATCCATAGGAAGGTATATTTGCGGTTTTAGGTAAACCCTGTTCATCAAGAACCTCTATTGACACCGTATTGTTTGTTGATACAGCCACTTGATTCAACCCGTTCATTATTTCGAGAGAATTCTTCTGAAGTCTTAGAAACTGAGCTACTAAAGAACTTATGGTATTTTGTGTTCCTGACATTTTTGTTTATTTTTTATTGATTATTTGTTAAACTTTTTCCTATCACATCAACCTGGAATTTGAGATTATCCCCGTCTATACAGACTATATCAAAAACTGGTTCATATTCCTGGGATAAAAATACACTATCGTCTAAAGATACTATAATTGTGGAATATGCACTTGTTGTAGGATTGGAAATAGGGTATTTACCAAGGGCATTGGTAACTATATTTATTATGTAATTACCCGGAAATATTTCATCGCCGAAAGACAATCTAAATCTCTGCCCATTCTTCCAATTTGTTTTACTGTCATCTATTCTTATTGTTAAATCACCAGTCAGCGTTAATGGAGTGGAATTGTTTATATGTTTATAATAATTGGAGAAAGTTAAAAGTTCTATCGTATTATCACCATTTTGTGTAAATGTACCAACTCCTAATGTGTTTATCATATTAAAATCCTGACTCGCATTAGTGATAACAACCTGATTTGGGGTTGATCTATCTAAGAGGACACCCGGACCTTGTTTTAAAACATCTAAATTATATGTTACTTCAACACTAGTTTGATTGTTAATAATAGCTCTAACCAAATCATAATTCTGATTTATAAGCCCCATTACCGCTTGAGTGTTATTAAATAATGCCTGATTAGCTGCAAATGCTTGTTCCAGTTGTGATATTCTTCTATCAATATTGATTGTTGTCGATGACGATAGGGTTATATTTTCTAAATTAGTGACCCTGTTGCTAAGATCTATGAATTCAGTTGCAGCATTATTTAATGTTGAGCTAGCGTCTTGTAACACATTCATAGAGTCCATAAACATGGACAATGAGAAGGGGGAGTAATCATTTATAGCTTGTTCAACCCCGGTTTGGTCTATATCAGTATCAAATTTAAGATTGATCTTAAATCCATAGGAATTACCATTTAATTTAGTTACTGGATTTGGTCTATTTTTTTGAAGTCTAGGTATAAATGTATCACCGCTATTTAGATTAACATCATCAATAAACAGTACACCATAAAGATTAGTAGCCACATTGGAAGGTGTAGCAGGATCATAAACATCATAGTATATCAAAATAGCATTGAATTCAAAATCCGATGAATCAGCAGTTGCATTAAATTCTTCAAGTGTTGATATATTAGGATTGCCTATTATACCCTGGTATGAGTTGGGATCAAAATCTATACCTATTGAATCAAGTTTACTTCTAACGTAGGTTACATCAATATTATTAGCACTCTTGGTTATAAGATAATTTGAAGGATCAGTAAATGCCGATTGGGAATCAGTAAAATATGTATTTGCTGTATCTCTAGGTGAATACCAATTTCCAGTATATGATGTACCAGTATAGGTGTCAATGTATGAAGATGTAGGTGATCCTAGAACATCATCATCAAATATAGCAAGGTTCGTAAGACCACTAGGATTTGTCTCGTCATAATTTCTACCATGCAGATATTCATCATTAAGTGGATTTGGTGGATTATTAGTCCATTGATAATCGGGATAATAATTGGTATCAACCACATTTTTAAATAAAACCGTGGGTGAATTACCATCTTTGGTAGGAACATAAACATAAACTTCTGAATATGCATTTGTTGAATTTTTTACAGAATTTACTATATCAAGATTACCAACATACTGAACAACTCTATTATATCCAGCACCAGTCATTCCTCTAGATCCAGTTGTACCTGCAGGAGCATCACCCTCTGCATATCTTTTTTGTGTTACTGGTAAACCAGCAGAATCGTATGTTACTATTGTCTGATTCAATGATCCTGCGACCTCACTATTATTTGCATTTCTCCATCTTATAGCACCAATCTCCTTTAACCACTTAAAAAATATTCTCTCCGATACGTTTTGCTTAAGCGATGAATCATAATCATCGGTTCCGGTTATGGTTGATTCCAGGTTCAAGCAATAGCTTTGAAAACTCTGGGAGAAATCTATATTTCCATTTCCCGTTATGATTACTCTAGATGAATTTGCATAATCCAAGAATGCACTATCAGGTGCATTTAGCTTAGCGTAATTAGCAAATCCCCCAGTGGTACCCGTACCGTCATCAAAATTAGGTATGTTTAGAAGTGCAAATTTAGAGAATCTAAATTTATTGGATGTGTTATTAAATGTAAATGAAAGATCCTCCGCTGACGAAGAGAAACTATAGAATGTACCTCCCTGGACCTGAAGGGGCCTCACAAATGGGGTTTTTGCCATATTATTTAATTTATTTTATTTTTATATTCCCATTTATATCCGCCTGCGGTATTTTTATTACCTTTACATACCTGCGATATTGAACTAACATTTATTCCTGTATTAGTAAATGCCTCTGTTAATGATATAAATTCACAAATATACTTACCTAAAATAGTCATTTGGATTACACCCTTTGTTCCTTTATTTAAACAATTTAGAGATCTTCTTTTATTACAATCGTTCCACATTTCTTTTGCAATATCATAGCCATATTTTTCTATCCATGTATTATATACATTAATGCCATACATGGGATTATTTTCACCGGAAGATTTTTCAGATAACACACAAATCTGATCATCAGTTAATTTTTTTCCAAACATTGGATGATTATACCCAGAAATTCTTTTACTAGAATTTTTCATTTTATTCACAGATTCATCGGAATGTTTAATACCATACATAGGATGCTTATCGCCGGAAAGTCTAGGACTATTTTTTGACATCAGTTTTTTTGATTCGTCGCTATGTATAGTACCAGATATTTTTTTACTTATTTTATTTTTAGTTTCCTCCGTATGTCTATTGCCCAACCAGCTGCCAGCAGTTTTCGAAATATTATAACCAATTTTACAATCGCAAGCTTCCGTAGTATCGATATAATACTGTTCTCTTTCCAATAAAATTTTTGAATCGTTTACTATCTCCACTATTTCAAATATAAACGAGGGCTCACCAAATTTTTTCCACGCATTCAATAAATGTTTATTTGCGTGTATACCCTTTCTGAGTTCATATATATGTCTTTCTCTTCTCCTATCGAAATCAATGGAACTACCTATATAAAATTTAGAATCCAAAATATTTTTTATTTTATAAATTACTTGCATATATTTTATTTTATAATGTCATATTACTATGGCTTAGAACTACCCAAGATCCATTTTGTGTTGCTTGACCCTTACCAACTCTTGGTTCCCATTGAAGAGTTACTGAAGATCTATAAGCTTTACCAGCTGAAGCAGTTATACCTGGTGAATTGAATCCACCATATAACGCTGCAGTATTAAATCCAGTGTAATATGTAGGAGATCCTGTAACTCCAGTTACGATATATCCAGCTGAAGCTGAAGTATTAATTATAGTTATTCTCGTACCTGCTGCTATACTAGGAGCGGTACCACCGACTGGCGAAGTGCCGTCACAAACTTTCATATAAAATCCGGTGGAACCACAATTTGCATAGATAACATCTTCTAAACCTGTTATCGAATATGGGGAGTTTAATGATGTAGCTACCCCACCTCCCCCTACATTATTAGCAGCAAATGCTTGTCCAACAGTAGCACCATTAACAAATGTTGTGTTCTGCCCAGTTATTCTTCCTTGTGGTCCTAATAAAATAGCAGAATTTGCTACCAGCTGGGAATTAAAGGATGCTGTTCCACCAACGGTAAAACTTGAACTTGTCCCGAATGCTACAGATCCATTTGCATATAAAGCTCCGGAGGAAATAAATGTTGTTGTCTGTACACTGGAAAATAAAGCTGCTCCAGCGGAGCTGATTGATGCTGCTGAAGTACCACTCGATGGAAGTGATAAGGAATCGAATCTACCTATCTTTGCCTGAACTTTACCTGTCGAAGCACCGGAAAGATCCAATATACCGTTTGTTGTATCTATACCGAAAACGCTAACATAACCATTAATCCAATTTTGGAGTACGAGAAAGTTAGAATTTATAGTTACTCTAGATCCAGAAATGGAGTCGGATCCTAAGATTTCATTAATGTTTACTGTTGCCATTTTTCTTTTATTTGTTTTTTAAGTTAAATATATATCTATGTTCAAATCAACACTACAAACCTTAATGTTGATTTAAAATGTTCTTATTAAATAAATAAAACAAAACAAATTTTCAAATGCCAAGAAAAAAAACAAAAAATGAACCAATCCCGGTTAACGTTGAAAAAAATCAAATTAAATCAACAGGAATAACTAAAACTGACAGCACACCGAAAGGTCCAATTCTTCAAAAAGAAGATTTTAATTACATCAAATTTACTGATTCCCAGTTAAAATTCTTCAAAACGATTGAAAATAATTTTCTAACAGTTTGTACAGGTCCCGCAGGTACAGCGAAAACCTTTGTTGCATGCTATGCAGCACTGGATCTTATAAGAAAAGGGGAGCATTCCAAAATAATTCTAGCAAGACCAGCAGTTGAAGCCGGTGAAAACTTAGGGTTTCTTCCGGGATCTGTTGATGAAAAAATAGCTCCCTATATGGAGGGATATATTTCTAATATGGAAAAAATACTTAAAGCTAAGGAAAAAATAAAGCTGATGACTGATACAAAAACCATCGATATGCAACCTTTAGCATTCATGAGGAGCCGAACTTTTGATGACACGATACTTATATTGGACGAAGCACAAAATGCGGATCTTAGGCAAATAATGTTGGTTGTAACCAGAATGGGTCACAATTCAAGAATAATCATATGTGGGGATGTTACACAATGGGACTTGAAAACAAGAAAAAAAGATCTACTAACTTTTTACGAAAAAATAGCGAATGGAGTGGGTCAATGCGATTCATTTACTTTTACAAGGGATGATATAGTTAGAAACCCAATTCTTGTTGAACTTACCGATAATTATGAAAAATATAAGGAGGAAAATAATTTAGATTAGTAGGAACTATACATATTTACACATCCTTCCTAAATGTTGCATCAGGATTATTATAAACTGTGAATCCTACACCAAACGGGATGATATTATCACTAAGTATTGATGACTCTTCCTCAGCAAGATCCTTAGCTAATTTAGCGGCTTGATAATCCCTGCCAGGAAAAACATCAGGTTCTCCATAATCAAAAGAATCCACAGAATCCGGTCGTTTATCGTCCGGATTTTTTTGTTTATGGTCTATAACTTCAATGTACCCAGGATTGGTCTTTATATACACATTACCAGCTGCGTCCTCAACACTATTATAAATAGTATAGTTACCAGAGGTTGTAAAGGTATAAATGAAATAAGGTGTGTTCTTTACGTTTAAAATTTCCTCCCCCGTTATGGAGTTACCAAGTATCCATTTGTTATTTTTCTTGCCATATAGATTCGATGCATAATTATTGAAAACTACAGTAGTCATAAGTGGTATTTTCATTCCGCTATCTGCCGAATGTACATCACACCATGTCCAAGCTCCGGATCCAGGTCTAGATATTATTTGTCCCATATTAAGTCCAAGTTCGGGTTTATATCTTTTGGATAATAAACTAAATCCGCTATTAGGGGGCAAATATATGTATGAATCTCCAGTAATACCAGTATAATTAGTATAATAACCGGACATAAAGATGCTACCATCCGCATCGGAAGTTGTTGCGAATGAGTTTATAGCAGCATTTCCAAAATTAATATTAGATAAAATAGTCCCGTTCATATCTGTTTTAACTACGTTATAAAGTGGCAAAGCCACACTTGCGCTATTTCTATATGCTATATAGTATTGATCTGAACCGGAAAGCCCAACGTCAAGCAGATATAGCGAAGCTGATGGCTGATCAACAAATGTTTTATAAAATGATTTAGGTGTTCCTTGTTCGGTTATAGTAGCAGTAAGAAAATATGTACCAGTATTGGAATCTGCTATGAAATCATTTCCAAAATAGCTACCCGATGCTGAAAATTCTGTTGTTATATAATAAACTGATTGATCGTTGGTTGCCTTCGGCAATTGTATAGTCCCAGCTGAACCTTCAAGGTAGCCACCGGTTAAACCAATTCCATTTCTATCAACAAGCAAATAGAATTGCTCATAGTAACTTCCTCCATAGATATTTATAAAATCAATACCAGCCATACTGAATGACGTACTGGAAACACCAGTTATGATGGTGCTAGTATCATTTTGCATAGATTTTGTGCTACTAAGAAACCTTGTTGCCCTTATTTTTGTTCCCTGCGGAAAAGTCTGATATGTTGCTGAGGTAATTGTTGCCGCAAGAGAAAGATCATCAGATAGCAATCTAACATACGATAATACAGAATCGCCCCACCATGCGGTTGATTGGGAAATTGGATACGTCGTACCAAGTATTTTGTCAGATGTGTAGTAACCATCATTGGATCTATTCCATAAATTCTTTAATGTCGACATATCACCAGGATTTCTCCCGTTTAATCGAAGGTCGACTTGCGATTTAAGGGAAAGATCTATCGAATATTTAGTGACATCAACCTTGCTCTCCTTAATATCGGTTCCTATAGATGCGTATATTGCAGGAAAATGTCTAAACCCTAAACCTCTATATGATTTTCTAACGTCACTATGGTAATCGGAATTGGAACCAAGACCACTAAATGATGTTACACCACCAAGATCCCTTCCTATTTTAGCAACGAATGGACTATCATTTATCCACGAATTTGTATTCCAGGAACTTGTTCTACTTCTCAATAATCTAACTAGAGGAAACACATCTGACGCATAATCATAAAACGTAAAGGTGAACGTATCACCAATAGATTGGGGTAATGAACCCTTTGCTCCGCTAGCATATTTTACATTATACTTTAATCCAGTATAGCCAGGAACAGATTGAATTGATTCAATCAGATACGACGAGACACCGGTAATAGTTATAGAATTACCGGTTACTAGCGATCGCAATAAACCTGTTTGGTTGTCAGGAACAGTATCATTATAGTTAAAAGAAAACCATATAATCTCTTCCAAAACCTGATTATTCTCAAAACCGATCCCAAAACCACCAAAAGTTGGCGGATCGGCTGTTGCATATAGCCAATCCCCGCTTCCTGCGATTGAGTTTCCACCTCCTATCCAGGGATACTCTGTGCTATGCTCATTGTAATAATTAATATTAGTTAAACCAGCAGGAGCTCCTGTTGGTCCGCCTCTCAATGCATTTTCTCCCTCCAATGAATCCCAGATATATGGACCATCCTCAATAAATCTGGAAAAATATCCAGAGACAGCCACAAAGTTACCATCCTCAGAAGGGGCTATATCTTGGACATATGTTTTATATCCCCTGAAAGGCGCTATCGCTTCGACCTCGCCATATTCATTGTAGCAAACAACAAAACCCATAGTCCCATAATCCTGTGAATATGATGGATAAGATAAGCTATTACAAACTCCACCTAGAGTTGGGTTAAGATTTCTTAGTGTCGCAGGTTCTCCTTGATATCTATTTCTGTAACCAAAGGTAGCTAAAACATTACCAGTCAGGTAACCCCCGATGTAATACTTTGTACCATTTCTCGTTTTTATTGTTGTGGAGCAGGTAATAGTGATATCGCCCACATATATTCCTCCCGAACCTGGCGGTGATAATTGGAGTAGAGTTATTTGATCCTGGAAATATGGCGAATTTATCGAGTTCCCGATTTGTGTTTCCTCAAAAGATTCAATTGGCCAATTATTCCAATATGCCTGTTTACCTGCTTTACCATCAGCTATATCGCTAAGTCTCGTTGTTAGAAAAAGATTTCTTTCATCGAGACCTGGAAATCTATTAACCAGATATTCATCCTGATATACCATCCATTCTGGATACGTCCATGTATATTTATTAACTTTTGGTAAGGAAATAGCAATAGGCAATTCGTAATCATTAAAGTATGTAAAGTTCCATCCAGTTGCACCTGCATATTTGGATGAACCATAAATATGTGGCTGATCGTAATTGAAATAAGCTAGATCATTATAACAAAGAACCCATAAAGAATTCTCATATAACGTGGTATCCCCCTGCTTTGTATTATGCTTTATGAGTTTTAGATCCAGAACATTATTATTGGTCATCTTTATCGAATTGTTGCTTGTATCGAACTGGTCAAAAGTAGACCCATTAAAGTGCCAGAATCCTGTTCCCTGCTGCAATTCTCCATCACCTAATGTAAAGTATACATGTCCATTTGGTCTAGAAATTATTTTAGTAGCAGGTGCATTATAACCAAGATAATCTTCGAATGAGTAATTCCAGAATTTTTTCCCGTCAAAAAAGGAAATACCCAGATCTGTACCTATCCATAAATTTCCATCCTCGTCAAGATCCAAAGAATGAATATTATCTGATAATATACCAGATGTTTTCGTATTATAAACCTCAACCTGTTCTATTATTTCACCTGTGCCATTAAGGTATTGGATCTCTTGTGATCCCTCCGGCATTATATATAACCCTTCGGATGTCGCAACATAATAAAAATAATCATTTCCGTCATATCCCTTAGCTTTTATATCATAAATATGTGGCCATTTATATCCAGGTACAGTTTCCCGCCATTTATCAATCGTCTTAAGATAATAAAAAAGTCTACCACCAGTAACACCACTAACTTCAGTGTATCCAGAAGCTCCTGTTCCACCAATGCCATTCAATGGTGTTGAAAATACAAGTACGTCATCACCGAAGGGGCAAGCATAAACAAGAGATATTTCCTGTGGTTGATCAAAAACACCAAGGTCCGAAAATTTCCATTTATTACCAACCGACACATCCTTTATATCCATGGAAAAAACAGCAAATTCATTCAATCCAGAGGTTGGTCCTTGTGCAACGCCAGCCCACAAAACATCCTCATTATCTATATCTATACTTCTAGTATCTAAAAAATATGGGGATCCGCTAGGGACAGCAGAATTAGTATGGTCGTAATATTCCCAGCTTGTTCCGTTATATTTTCTAATATCCTGCCCGCTCCCCCAAACATAGAATTCGCTATCCAAAGCTATTTGATTCATTATTAAGCCGTAACTTGCCATTTATTTATTTTTTATTAATTTTATGATAATCCACCGCCTATGTACCAGCCTCTAAAGTAATTGGTATATGACGATGTTGGTACTGTTATTTTACTAGGTAATCCAGTCCATGATATTGTAGGTCCATTAACATCCGATGCAAATGGGAAAGATGGGAAATTTACTTGATCACCAACCATATAAAATAAAAATTCGGACATTTGTGTTCCCCAAGTTATTTCTAGTGAATGTATATAACGATTTGAATATGACGAGCTAGTTCTGGGATCTATTATTGACATTTTGAGAGCACCAAAAGCCCCATATCCATTATAAAGTCCAGTGGGTGTGTCATTGTAAGGAGAAAGATCCTGATTATTTTCAAATATTATATTGTTAGATAATCCTCCTCCCCTGGAGGCTATTCCGCTATTGATTAAATAATCTAAACCATTGGAGCTACCGTAGCTGGTTTCACTTGCAGTTATCATTAAATAATCTGGTGTATTTCCTTCCCCGTTGACGGGAGAAATTATAAATTGAAAATCATCTATGATGGATCCAGCAGAATCTCTAAGTTTCAATCTGACATCAATATTAACTGTATAATTATATAGATCATACAAAAGACGACTGGAAGGTATAGAAACTCCATGAAACCATTCACTCGGGAATGGAGGTCCATCCACATTTGGCCATCCGCCGTCCCAGGTATAATTTCCACTTTCATTCATAAATCCCATCCCAGAGGCAAGATTGACATTGGGTAAATTAACAGTAGCACCATCTAGTGCAGTTTGGTAGAATCCACCTAATTCTATAAATTTACTAGAACCTGAAAGATAATACTTATTTTCCATAAAATCGGATACGGCATTATTATTCCATTTTCTATTACCATCCACCAATGCAGTTATCACACCGCCTAAAGACTGGTCAGTTATAAAAAATTTGCTTGCAAATCTGGATGCTATATCATTAGGTATTATATAATTTCCTAGCATAACTCCGGGCTGAGTAGAATATCCTCCCGTTGCACCAATATTAACAAGTACATCGCCATTCAAAATAATATTTGTTTTTATTGGTGAATATGTCTTGGATAGATCCGGACTATTTGGTAATAGATATACTGCCTCCTGCGTCGAATGAAAACTTGTATTATTCCATCTAGGGGAATACTGGCTAAAATCTATCTTAATTACAAGAGAGTTTCCGCCGAGCCCTAAAGCGGAGGTTCTCTGTGGCATAACTGAACAATCATAATATTTACCTGAGGTTGCATAAGTACCAGGAGACCAGTAATTAACACTCTCTGTAACCCCGATTTTTCTAAAATCTATTTGTTTGGTTAATAGTGTCTCGTTACCAACTACAGATACAACACCAGCGGTAACATTTGTAATATAGGATGAATTTGGGCTTCCTAAATATGTACCAGTTAATAAATACCAATCATTATAAGTAAAATCCACAGTTGGAGAATTACTTGGCCCCAATTGTGGTATTGTCCAGCTATACAAATCTATTCCACTACTCACAGTTCCAGTCACCCCATAAGTGAGGGTTTTACCCAGAGATGATCTACTTACAACATCAACTGGAATTCCTGTAGTTATCAGCATAGATGGATCAAATATCTCGGGATAAACAACCACTATACCGGATTTGTAAGCTTCCGCAGTTAATCCACCTGCCCCAGTTACGACTAAACCAGTGTCGTATCCACTGTAGTTAACTCCATAGTACATAATATCAGGTCCATATGCAGCACCAGTAGCTGGCGTACCACCCTGGAATGTCCATTGTCTGGATACACCTCCTTGACTAAGATCATAATAATATATACGATCTCCCTGATTTATGCCTAATTGTACATCTGCCATTTATAGATTTTTATTCAGATTATATATCTAAAAAAAATCGACACAAAAACTATGGAAGATTCCTTCTTTCCTTAGCATACAATATTGCTTGAACGTAGTTGTATGAATTGTGATGTGGATCAATTTGACTAAAATCCGCTTCCCATGGTGACTTGTTTATAAATTCTCCTTTATAGAAAAATTTACCATTCCCGTTATCGACAACTCCAGCATTATGCATAATTTTATGCCTTTCCCATTCGCTTCTCCCGTGGAATGAACCCCAACTAAACCCAAGTTCATCCGATATTCTAATGGTATTACCTCTCTTTAATCCGCACCAAAAAACAGCCCACATATCTGCACACCATTTTTGAATTGGATTATATGAAGCAATATCCGCTGCATGCATATTGGATCTCTCCGAGGATTCTCTATCGCTCATATATTTATAAAGATCAAGAGATAGAAATTCAACTTCCTTCCAAAATTCACTATCTATTCCTTTCATTAAATACTGAGCACCTCCGGAATTTTGATTATTTTTAGAAACGATTACAGGATCAATACCAGCAATATTGCACATATCCATAAATAGATCCTCAGATTTACTTTTTATATAATTTGATCCTATATAAGAAACAGTATCACTAAGATACCAGACATCATCATTTGTTAAAAGATCAAAATCAGGAAGCTCCCTGAATATAATATCAGAATCATGATAAAATATATTCTCATTGGTAAGTTCAGGATAAACATCGAAATGCTTGGAGAGGATGTTTGGCCTCAGTACTGGGATATATCCATAATTTTCAATTTTATCCTGCTTATAAAAGAAAACTCTAACATATGGGTATCTTCCAGCAAGAGCCATACCCTCCGCAGATGGTGAAGCATCATAACCAAATACAATCTCAATCCAATTGGGATTTATGCCATTTTTCATAGCATTATGTATGAAAACCTCAACCTGCCAATGAAAATATGGAACATCGGGTTGAGCACAAATGAAAACGACCTTATTCAGCATAGGTTAAAAATATTTAAAAGTTATAGAATGATGAATATTTATTGTTTCGTGTATATGAAATTACAATCAAAACCTGAATGATTTATTTTTTTATTCTATCATATTCATAATTATACTAGTTAACATCAACAGTAACTGACCAGTTATATCCAAAAGGTATAGGAGTAACATTGGTCCATCTCCATGTAACATAATTATTATAAATTCCAAAACCATCCTGCTCATTGTATATTTGAACTACGGTATTAGGTCCTATTCTAGGTAGTGTTGTTATTGTTCCAGCGTAATTAACTGTTATATTAGACCAACCTGTAGGTTCAGATGTTGCACCTTTTATTGTGAGTGTAACAACTGTATTTCTATAGCCAGGTCCTGCCCACGTTTCTCCGTACCACTGAAATGTAACAACTTCGAAATTATTAAATGCAGGGTCCGTTGGGACTGCTAATGAACCAAAATCCTGACCACCGCCGAGAATATTTATCGGTGAAGATTGATCGCTGTATCCATAAATTTCCCAATTGTTTATTCCCCCAGTAGCATAATAAAACGAAAATAATGCCGATGGCCAGGATAAAATCGTTGTTGTACTTGTGGTAGTTGTACTGGTGGTAGTTGTACTAGTGGTGGTACTAGTTGTGGTGGTAGTTGGTGTTGTTATAGAGAGATCTACATATGTTGTGCATGTTCCTATAGATTGAACTCTGATGCTAGTGGCTGCATCAGGTACATTCGTTACACTGTAACCAGAAAGGAGTGAACTTTTTGCCACACCAGAAACCAGCGGTATAATAAGATCCACATTGGAAAATATATCGAAAGTTGGTCCAGTTGTTATGCCTGGGGTATTTATTGTTACAAGAGTTGTTTTCATTTATTTTATATTTCTATTAATATAAGCTCATAATTAAAGTGGTTTTAACCAGGAGATGCGTTTAAATGTGTATACATAAACTAATCCCAGCTTAGTGACTAATATTAGGAATACTATCATTTGGTTTTATTTACTTAAACTGTTATTTTTGTTACTGTGTTCGAATTCAAATTCGCTGTATATACATTATTCAAAGGATCAAGAAAAATTCCATATGGATTATTTCCAGTAGTTCCTAATATTGTAGATACCCCTGATGTAGTAATTTTTGAAACATTATTAGATCCATAATTTGAAGTATAAAGATTACCCGAAGGATCAATAGCAATCGAAATTGGCGCATCGCCAGTAGTTGCAAAAGGAGTAGTAACTGCACCCGCAGGCGTTATTTTTGTAACATTATCAGATCCTGTATTTGCAGTATAAATATTACCCGATGAATCCATAACAATTCCATTTGGACTAATTCCGGTATCTGCTAATTTAGAAGTAGTTCCAGTAGGTGTAATTTTCCAAACTGAATTTGAACCCTGACATGCTACATAGACATTACCATCGTAATCAATAACAATTCCACGGGGAGCAGCTCCTATCGTGCCTCCGTATTGACTAGAAGCCCCTCCCGGAGTTATTTTCGTAACACTATTTGCATTACTATTTGAAGTATAAAAATACCCAAAACGATCCCTAACAATTCCCCATGGACCAGATCCAGTAGTTGCAAAAATAGTAACTACACCAGCAGGTGTTATTTTTGAAACAGTACTTGCAAATTCATTTGCAACATAGAGATTATTTGAAGGGTCAATAGTAATTCCCATCGGACCCTGCTGACCAGTTCCCACTGTTGCAAAAGTACTTGATACACCTCCAGGTGTTATTTTTGTTATAATATTTGAATAAGAAGTTGTTACATAAAGATTACCAGAGGAATCCATAACCATAAATCTTGGGTTATTTGCAGTATCTCCATATTTACTAGAAACAGGAACCGGTATTGTTGTGGTTGTTGTTGTGCTAGTAGTACTTGTTGTGGTTGTGGTTGCAGGTACAAAAACAGCGGTACCCCCAGCAAATGCGCAATCCGTACAGACTACCTCCGCACAGGTATCTTTCTTATCTACATCATATAGTATCGCATTAGGAGTACCTCCAATTGTACCATTATAAACATCAATTAAGATTTTATAATAAATTCCAGTTGAGTAATTTTCCCATGCATACCATTTACCTACAGTTAATAATTCACCATTCGTAAAGCTAACATTGCTTCCAGTAGGAGTACATGTCACACAATCATAAATAATTGCTTGATAACTATAAGTCGTAGGTAATGTTGTTGTGGTGGTGGTACTTGTTGTAGGAGCAGCTGTCGTGGTTGTCGTTGTTGTTGTACTTGTTGTACTTGTTGTTGTCGTTGATGTTGTAACAGGAGATCCCCCGGCATAACCAAAATCAACCACAAGTAATGGACTTCCCCCGATCAATGATGGAGGCGGTGGATATGGTCCATTATTCAATATCGAATTACCCATATCGATATTCATTGGACCATTTACTGTTAGCAACGAACCTGTATCGTCTGGAATTACTCTATAGTAAAAATTTGTTATATGTGAATCAGCAGCATTAAGCTGTGCTGCTGCTTCCGATAAGGTTAGATTATAACCACCAGAAAAAGTTAGAGTGCTTGGAAATGGATAAGTCTCATTACCAGTGGGAATTCTAAGTTTATCGTTTGCTACAATTGAATGTAATTCATATCCACCCAACCAATCGTTATTAAACTCATAATCATACCAAGAATGGGCATAGCCATTATCCCATGTACTATCATTAAATATCTGCCAATTTAATCTCTTCGTTCCCCAATATTTAAGATTTGGGTTTGGATAATTCTCGCCGTTCTCGTCCCAATAAACATAATAATCACTAGAATTAATACCGCCGCTTAAAACTGGTGAATATGAAATGACATTTACAGATCCGGTTTCTTCAACCCTCAAAGGCACACCATTTTGTTCCGCTCCAAGCTCACCCGGTGCATATATTGTGATTGTCACTGGATTTTCCTGTGGATTCTCGCACGATGCAAAGTAATCCGGATATGTTCTAAGAGAATTTATAGATGACGTTATCTCATTTGCTGTGTTATATAAAGTGTCGCCGGTTTTACTATTTCCAATCAGTCTATTATTAACATAAATGGATATTGATCCGATACTTAGAATTTCCTGAGATGTGTATATGGAGATATCAACATACAGATAGTTTATTGGTGTCATTTCTAATAAAACACCGGACCATGCATAACTGAGGGTAACTGGTATATAGAAAGATGACGCACCAGTAACTGTTACTGGCCATCTACCATTGATCTCTGGTATACTTCCAGTTAATGTTGCATTATCACCATTTTGTAAAGAGTGTGGGGTTGTTGTTGTGACTATTGCATACCCGTACTGGCCAATCGTGATCTGATTCGATATTACACTAGAAACTACAAGAATTTCCTGATTCAATATTATGGTGCCATAAGCTCCAGTTGGTGACTCTGTGGTTCTAACCAATAGATCCTGACCGTCATCGGCCTTATTTCCATATGTTGCAAAGTCAAGTATCTCAGTAGGTATAGTTTTTCTAAGAGTGTCTATTGTTGATCCCTCCGCTGGGTACTCCCATATGGATTCATATTCCTTCCATTCCCGATCCACATTGTCCCATAGATAATTCTCAACCTCCCTGTATCTTGTCCATGAATCTATATCAATGGTTTTAGGATCTACAAATATTGATGCATTCTTAATAACTGTGGTTTTCGTATTAAAAGCATCATAGGTGTTACATATAACCTGATATTCCCCAGTGTAAGGTAAGAAGTGGGCAAGTTTATAATAGTCCACTATAGACCCTCTAAATGCGAAATTATATGGAGTACCCGGTTGGGTTGCAGATTTATTTAGCAGCCATTCAATTTCCACCATATTAGAGAAATCAACATTCTTCCAGTTTAATATGGTGTAATTCTGAACTGTTGAAAAAAGCTCAGTCTCGCCGAAAATTGCTGTCGTTGAATTATCTAATGCTATCTCATATTCGCCGGTGCTATAATAGACAACTCTAACGGTACCAAATATGCCTGTCGATTTAACCTTAACTCTATCCCCAGGTCTATACGTTGGTATCAGCAGTGCATCCCAATCTATATTTAATTCATTCCATTCCCATCTATCTGTCGATAATTCAAGAATTATTGGCATACCAACAGGGGTTTCGTACGGAATTCCAGTTAACGGATCGATATATTCAGGTGAATCAAATCTATCATCACCCAGCTCCACTATCTTGCCATTTTGCTTTAGATTATAAAATTTATCAATAGCCAACAATAGGGATTCGTTTTGAGCAGGTGTATAATTTTGTTGAAAATCCAGGGGATTCACTATATTACCAAGGTCCGATAATGTGGCAGGTATTATTTCAACACTGCCGGATAAAGAAACCGGATTATTATTTGAATAATAATGGATTGTGCCAGTAGCACCAGGAGCTATATACCACTCCAGGGAACTACCGCCAGTAGCTCCGTTATTAATTATACCCGATGGCACATTAGAATTCCATAATTGCTGATTGTTAGGAAATTCCGCATAGTTTGTTATATTAAAATCCAGTCCATATCCGGATGAATCATTAACTTTGAAATTATATGTTTTACCAGCTTCTAATTTTATAGTGGGATTGTCTCCAGTGATACCATATGGTATACTACCAGAAAATCTAATGGCACTTCCGGTTCCACCAGGAAAACTAACATCCAGTTCATATGAATTGTCATAGGAACTTGGAGTTTGTATATAATTGGAATTTGGTCTTATGTTAAAATTTCTAAGATCCTCAATAAAACCAAAATCGGGATTAGGAAAAAAATCGAAATCATACCCTATGTTTATATCAGATCTTATCATCTGATCTGTCCATGATTTTGTATTCTGTATCATGAAATAAACACCTTCCCCAGTTATGTCAATTATTCTGGCATTTAATGGCAGATAATCTCTTTTAAGTCTTTCCTTTAAAGCAAATATTTTTATTAATATCTCCTCCTGCGTAAATTTAAAAGCATCAGTAACAATAGGATACCCATATTCGTCAATGTCACCGGTAACCTTATTCAGATCATAATAAAGTCCAAATAGAGATGTTTTTTTAATGGATTTACTAGGTAGTTGTGTATTTTCGGAAGTGACATTAAGCACATAATTTCCATCACCATCGGGACCATAAGTCTGTATAAGCTTATATTTCCCGGAATTTTCATTATCCAAAACATCGCCAACGTTATACGATTGCGAATATCCATTTTTAGATTCTCCACTCTTTATCTTATTAAGAAAGGTTTGGTTTTGTTGTAATGGTGATTCTAATTTTAGATTTTTATAGTTTAGATTTAACCAATACTCCTTTATCCTCATGTCCTGGTACCCAAAGAACTTAAGAGCATTAATAAGACCCTTATAGCTACCAATATAGGGAAATATTTCATCACCTGCTATAAGCAATTCTTTTCTCTTTTCGTTGATTTCCACGAAATTTGGAACAGGTTCAGCCGGATCATGATCTCTTAGTATGATAGAGTCACTGTTATAAAATGATCTTCCTATATTTTCAAGAAGAACCTTAAATCTTTCGTCCTCCGCAACGGTCTGTCCATAGAAATCAATTTCTATAACTTTCTGTGGAGTATCTGTTGTTATGTCTTCAATGATAAGTTTCCTCTCATAAACATTATCCAGATCATCCGGTGAATTTAGTGCTACGTTTATTGCTATAGCATCAGATTCAATATTGCTAGTAACAATTAATCCATTGGAATAGGAATCTCCCACAGAAGATCCAACAGGAATAGCCATATTTGGATAACTGATAATTAAAGGTTGACCCTCCCCACCACTTAACTGATCCTCTATCGCATAAGTGAATATAATCTCAGAAACATCAACATCACCATAATTATTATTATACCATCTAGTTCTCCATCTTGCACCGGTTAAACCAATATTCGAGGTGTGTGGAAGACCATATTCAACATCGCCAGAACCATTTATAAATTCTTGCACCACAAAAACCTGCTGGTTCTCATAGAGACCAGTTGATATCGGATCAAAATAGATATTACCTTTAAAGTACCCGCCAGGTCTGTTATCGTATGTTCCCTCGAAATAAATTTGGGTGTCATAGCTTATTATATTCTGACCAAGAAAATAACTCTTGGGTAAGGTAATAGTAAAGGTTGAACCAATATTACTAACGCTTGTGATTTTACCTTTAAAGTTTGTATTAGCAACTGCTATATAACCATTGAGATAAACAGTTGCACCTTTATTTATAAAATCATTTACTTCTAAACACCATTTATAAAGATCCGTACTATTTACATCAGCTATATTAAAAACCAGCGAATAATCATCGGATGTTTCACTCCATTGAAAATAACCAGACGTAGATGCGGAAGCACCTAAGATATGAGAAAACTTGGTATCAAGAGGGGTTGGACCGGTTGCTCCTATGTAATCAAAATTTAATGGATTACCGTTTTTATTATAAAAATTAAGATTTAGATTTGCCATTTTAAATTAGAAAACTCTTTTATTGTTTCTTTTAACTGTATAATTAACAAAGTTTTTTATCTCCTTTGTTGATTCAATCAATCCATATACTACCCTTTCAAAATAGCTTAGAATCCCTTCCTTAACGGGATCCTTATATATAACATTGGATAAGCTTCTTCTAAGAATCTGCTCTCTATAATTAAATCCATTGTATAAATTGTCATTCTGTGCATCCCTCACGTCATATAAATTCTGATCAGGATCAAAATCATAATATCTTCTATCAACATTTTCAGGAGAAAGCTCCTTCATTATTTTTTTATAATCCGAAACTGAGGAGCATGGACCAAACATATAACTACCATTAGCGTTTGCAGTAATAGCTCTATATCCGGAGCATCCTATATTATAGGCCCTGCTGGTAGCAAGATCGACTGTTGGATATAAATCCTTCTTATCATAGAAAGTCGTATTAGTAGTTTTGGGTGTTATTCCTTTAACTGTATAATTAATACTCAAATCAGAATCGGGAAAAAATGGGGAATATGATTGCATCGTTATTATTTATTTTGAGCGGCTAATCTAGTTTTTAAATCAGCTGTCAATTCGCTTCTAAAATTTCTAGGGACTAGGGAAGCAACAGTTATATTAAGTGGTCCAGGCTTACCTGCTACTACACCCTCAGTGAAAGATGTTCCGTTTCTATCATCCCATCCTCCTCTTAGTATAACTAGTTCGTTTCTACCTATAATTATATCGCCAAAACTATCCATTCCTATAATCTCTTCATATTGTGCATTACTAACATTAGTAAGATTTTTAATTGCTATTTGATTCTCCTCATTTTTCTGGCCTATGAAGAAAAGTGAAACTGAATCAACACCATCTATTCCCTCAATAAGAGCTATAAAATCAGATTTAGGTATTTTATCTCTCCTTTTATTATTTAACATATAATCAGAAATTCCCTTCCTAATGGACTGCTTTATAGTCTCTGGGTCATTACCTTCAAAAATTGATATAATAATATTAATAACATATCTTGCTATAACTGGTTCAACTATCTTCACGACTGTGGTTGCTATCATCGATCCCGTATCCTGTATCAGATTTAATATTTTTGTTTTCTGTTGTGCAGTTAGGAGAAAGTTAGCATAAGGAACACTAAAATAATCCTCGTTAGTTGTTAAATTTAGAGTTATATCGGGTACTAAATAAAGATAAACTATGTTATCATCATCGAGATAATCATCATCAAATGTTGAAAATGCCTGGATTTGAGAAAATACACCAAATTTAGTTAAGAATATCTCATAATTTTCAGGTCTTGCAAAAACAAAAGATCTACTAGTTTTTGGAGCAACCAACCTTATAAGTGATATACTTTCGGGGTTGGTACCAAAGGTGGGATCTATATTGTTTTTAATGTCTATGTATAAATTCAAATCAACTTCGCCGCCAAAAAGATCCGTTCCTGATGTTACAAATTTGTAAGTGAGAGGGGTTTCCTTTGTTGAATTACTATTACCACTTATGCCACTAGTTTGTAGGTATTCAACTCTTATCATTGATCCTGGTTGTGGGACCATACCAAAATTAGAATTACCAAAATAAAGATCTATACCCTCCTGAATACCGCTTCTAATTAAATATCCCTTCCCATTAAGAGGTATATCATAAAGTGAATCATATCTTCTCCATTTTTCCTCGTTGACATAAACATCTATATAAAATTGATCTATGTATGCTCCTGCAGTTGATGGCAGATTGAAGCTTTGCAAAGCTGTACCACCCCCGGTAAGGGTCGCGCTCTCGAAATTTCCTTGAACTATCTTAGCGGATATGGAGTTTCCTCTTACCAATGGGATAGTAATTTCGTTACTACCAAATCTAAGAGAATATATTTTACCATTTTGCAAGCATCTTATCTGTGAATTATTCTTTATTATAACAGCACCACCACTAACATCTCCATCCCTGGTATTCCACGAAATAGAAACTTCACCCTGAGCTGCTGATGCTCTACCTGGATCATAACCCGCAATTCTAGCCAAACTTCTAACCGAATAATCCCTGGTTGCTTGCTGAATATTTAATTCGGTTATCGAATCTTCTATAAAATAAAGTATAAGCTGTGAGAGATTCTGCAGAACAAAAAGTATCTGTCCCCATGCTGATGCAACAGTAAAGACATTAGCTGTCTGATTATACGTGCTCTGAAGGAATGCAAAGGTATCACCTAATAATCCATCTATAAGTATATTATTTTTTTTAAATATATTCATTTCTTTGTTATGTTAATTTTAGTGTAACCAGCGGACTAAGTCCTCCGTCAGATTCTATATTAAAATCAAGTGTTGCTATATCCCTTTGTGTGCCAACATAAAAATTCAATTGATATGTACCACCCAATGCCGCAAAAAGAGGAACATAGACCTTAAGGTTAAGATCAAGTTCCTTTTTTATACTATATTCAGAAAGCTCCAGATTAAAAATAAGATCCTCCAAATTCAATCCAAATTTAGGATCGCCTAAAACTTCCCCTTTGTTTGTAAGTAGTAGCATTTTAAGCTGACCTGTACAGATCTCCACAGGATCTGATACCTCAAGTTGGTAGGGATTGTACTTTGGATCGTTGGGATCTCTATTATAAATTTCTCTCATAGTGAATTAATTCATCCTATATATCAATAAAATTTGACGATGATAAATTAAAATAATAAATTCAAATATGATATATAGAGAAAACACACCAAGATATGAAAAATTTAGAAGAATTAATAGAGAAAGAGAAAAATAAGGAAACCAAAGTTTTAGGACCATTTATAAATAAAATGAAACGGGATTCAGGTATGATCTCAGAATTAGAGGAATCAACACGATACCTGGACACAGAATATGATAATGTGTCTATAGGACAAAGATTCTACCATGTATGGTTTAATGAGCACAACATAATAAAATGTAAATACTGTGCAAGAAATGCCAAATTTTCAGTGTATGATAGATTCTCGGATAAGATTGATAAAAAGGATTCAAACTATTACACACATTGCGGTTCAGTTAGCTGCCTAATAGATGACTTTAAAGAAAGAGGCAATAGCAAACAGGGATATGGTTCGCTAATAGCAAAAATATCGGGAGACACAGATACCAGAAATCAACTGCTTTCGCTGACTATGTTCCTGGATGAAGAATATACAAACATAAGTGATTCCCAAAGATTCTATCATGTATTCTTTAATAAAATGGAGTTGGAATTGTGTGAATTTTGTGGGAAACCAAGGAAATATGGCTTTATGAATAAATTCTCTGAAATACGAGATAAAAAGGATTCAAACTATTCGAAAGCATGTAATTCTGAAATTTGCAAAAAAAAAGCAACAGTAAAAGGTTCCAAAAATGGAATGCTTAATAAATATGGTATCGAAAATCCTTGGGATATACCTGGATATAGAGAAGGCATAGAGAAGACTAATCTGGAAAGACATGGTGCTAAATATTATACCAGCACAAATCAATTCAGAGAAAAATGCACAAAGAAGTACAATCTGGATTGGGACGGGAAACATCCAACAAGCCACCAATCAACAAAGGATAAAAAATATAAAACCAGTATTGGAAAATATGGATTTAAGTGCGCATTAATGGATATAGATCTTATGAAAAAATCAATGCTTGAAAAGTACGGGGTTGAACACAATATGAGAATCCCAGAAATACACGAAAAAGCAATGTTAGGAATGAGAAGGTATTATGATTATACATTGCCGAGTGGAAAAATCATAAAACTTCAGGGCTACGAAAAGTTTGCAATGGATATATTATTGACTCAATTCGAAGAGAATGATATACTTACAGATATGCATGATATATCAAATATAACCGGCCAAATAATATACAGTGGGGGAAATAGATATTACCCCGATATCTATATAAAATCAATAAATAAAATATTGGAAGTTAAAAGCCCATATACTTATAAAATGCACGAAGATAAAAATATAATGAAAATGCAAAGATGTCTCGAAATGGGTATGGATTTTGAATTCATGATATTTGATAGCAAAGGTAATCTAGTAAATATATAAAAATAATTAACGATATTTCTGATATATTATCAGAAATATCGTTAGATTACTGTTAATTCCACTGCAAAAAGTAAGAACTTGTGTTTTCCCCATTTATCATGTCCATTACCTCCTGAAGCTCGGTAGTTCCCTGAGATCCTATTTCACTAGCGTTTATAGTAACGCCACCAGGAAGATTATACGTGAAAACACTAAGCATCTGCGAAAGCGATATTTTGGACTTAGCTATGCAATATCTAACAAAAAGCTCATCATCAAAAAGATATTCGTCGGGAATAGCAACATGGCATCTAACAGACACATCAATACCACCAACACCAAATCCCTGAGCAAGCTGGGCTTGTTGTCCGCCTTTACCCGATCTATTCGGATCCCTACCTAATATAGTTAATGCTTTTGTGTTTTTATTATATCTATATGCAAAGGTATTCAGTTGATACGCTTTTGCTAGATCAAAGTATGAATACATTACAGTTCTATAAACCATATTGTCTCCCATGAAGGGGGAAAGTAATAATTCAGATCCAAGTAATTTAGAATCGCCAAAGTCTCTATCCGGTGTTCCCGATACTCCAGATCCACCTAATTCTCTAACTTCATATACACCTATTATTGACTTGGGAAGTGTTATTTGGCGTGTTCTTTTAAATTCAGGATGAGCAAATATATTATTAGCTATAACAAAAACCCTATCCTCAACAGCATACTGATAATTATCATAAAACCAGGCTTTAGCTCTTTTTATGATTCTTTCAATTTCAGTTGCGTTTAAGCTATAAGGTAATGCACAACTAAAATTTAATGCATCGGTGATTTCCTGTATTAATTCGTCTTGTGTCATATTAAGTTTTTATTTTAGTAGTTCATATTACCGAACTTTGAACCACCGTACTGATCGTTAAGATTCTTAAGTCTGCTATCAGTAACAAATCTGGTCATTCTTATATCCTCTGGAGCTTTTACCTTCATCGTTTCTTTGCTAAGCTCCGAATTATCACCGAGTATACCGCCTCTAAAAACACCACCAACAATTTTACAGTTTATGTTTTTATTTTCACAATCAATAAAACAATCTTTTAATTCATTACTAAAATCAACAATCGTTGCTTTGATTTTCGATGAGATAACCTTGGTCCCACCGAAAATGGCAGAGTCCTCGATGCATGATTTTTTTATTGAGCAGTTATAAATATTACAATTTCTAACTGTTGCATTTTTTATATCACATAATATAAGATCAACACCTTCAATCTCAAATGCTCCCCTACTTCTAGCTTCTTTTATCTGGCATCTTCCCGTAGTCGTGTCATAATTAAAATAACATGATGTTATATTACCATCAACTATGAGATCAAATATTTTTTCTCTTATCGCAAAGAAGTACGTTTTAACATTTTCGTCCCAGCCTTTGAGATCTATGAATATATGGAAATCTGGATAATTTTTAAAAAAAATATCAGGATCACTGAATGACCTTACAACTTTAGCGTATTTATTCATCATTCCCTGCAAAGTAGCAAGGTCCTGTTTGCTATAACCTGATATTCTACCACTTAATAGATCATAAAGATAGAGAATTATATAATCTATTATTTCTCTTATATCCTTAATTTTTTTCTGATAATCTCTGTTACCCAGATATCTAAATTCTATATAACCTTTGGGCATTTTAGTAAAATTTACACCATAATATTTGTCCTCCGGTATTTTATACATTTTAGGATCTATGGTGGTGATATTTTCAAGTATTGAAAATCTATTTCTAGGTAGTACTTTTTTTACAGATTTTGCATAGACGTTCTTCTCTCTCGAACCAAACTTAGAGTATATTAGACCTTCATCAAGGCCTAATATAAACTTAAGTTTATCCATCGTTTCGATTTTATCCTTTACGTCTTTTCTGTTTTTATCGAAGCTTACCGAAAATTGAAATGCACATCTATCGTTTGTCCATCCATTCTCGTCTATCCATTTTAATATTTTTATTAAAATTGGAATTGCCTCCAGATATGGAAGTGGTCCTGTAATAAGCTCTACCATTTTGTTACCACCCGAATAATCGGGTTCTAACTTAAAGTTATTAGCATCTACAGGAGTTTTTGAGTGATATTTTTCTGAAACTATAACTTTCTTTTTGACAAGCTGGGATAATGCTTCAGCAGCCTTACCTTTTAAAAGATCTGTGTAGAATTCAAATTCGAATCCTATTACGGCTGAGCTGAGTGCATTTAACTTATCAAAATGTGTTCTATTATCCGACATCTACTACTTTAACGAATATTTTTCCCGAGATGGTTTCAACCTCGTAAGGAATTACAGTTACGTCGTCACCGACCCTTATGTTGTTTCCTCTCTTACCCAATTTATCTTGGGGTATTAGCGCTAAAAGTCCTAACTCCCCAATTTCAACTAGAGCGCCATTCTTTCTTTTATGTTTAACTTTTGCTTCCATCGGTTCAACAGTTCCGTCATTTACCTGAGATTCAAGATCCTGTATAATAACGTTTCTTTCAAGAGGTTGGTCCAAAGTAAGAGTCAGTCTATTATTGTCTTTGATCTCCTTAACATAGAATTCTATTTCTATACCTGGTGAAAGAGCGGATAGACTGTTACCCTCTGCAAACTCAGTCTTATGAATAAGACCTGTATAAATATCATCCCATTCAACAAACACACCAAAATCGCTTGTTCCTGTAACATATCCTCTATATTTCTTAGTAAGATCAAGCTCCTGTATTTTAGAATCCATGATTCTATTAAGGTATTTCTTGTAAGAAACAATAAATATATCCTTAGCTTCTACGTAACCTTCAATCATAACATGCATCTCTTTCCCGATGTATGATTCAAAATCGGTTATTTTATTTGCAGCTGCTAATGATCCAGGCATAAAGCATTTAATTCCTGACAATTCAGCAATATATCCACCTTTATTAATGCTAATAATCTTAATAAGATAAGCGTTGCTTTCTTTCTTAATTTGCTCAAATAATTCAGCTCTAAGACTGTGTATGTAATATTCTATAACGGAACCTGAATAGCTTCCATTCATTTTTCTAACTCTTGCTTTAAGTTCTTCACCAGGATAGAAACCTATTCCAGTTATATTCAACTTTTCAGCATCTCTTCTCTCCCTTTTGAGATCGATATAAATCGTTTGACCTGAATCAGTCTGAGCTAGAGCCTCATCAGCTTTAACACTTACGATTGTACAGGTGTAAACTCCACCATCGGAAAGATCCTTAGATCCGCCCTCAAATTTATCATTACTCGAAAAATAAAGTTTCGCTAGCTCCTCAGCGTAAGGTTCGTGGCAATATATTCTAGATCCTGCCGGTGATTTGATTTTAGAATTGAGGGATAATCCGTTAGGTAGCTCCCATTCAAAATTTTCTAAGAAATCTGAATTCATTTTTTTTAGTTTTTAGATGATTATACATTACTATTAATTATACTATATATCACATCTTTAGTTCCTTTAAATTGCAGGATTTTTTAGTAGACGAGCGGTATAAAGCCAATCATAGGAACTGGACCATTCGGACCAGGTATACCACCACGATAAATGAATTTTAATTCGAGCAAATGCATACCAAAAGAATAGGCAAGGGCTGATGCTACCAATTTGGAAGCAATTGGTTTTTCGAATGGTTCATTAAATCTTTTTCCTGTATTGAAAGCTCTTCTCATATTATTACCAAGCATTGTCTGGCTTCCATAATATATAGGAACGTAAAGACCACCTTGCGGAAGGGAAATAACACACGGTGGAGCAGCGGGTTCCTTTGATAGTGGTTTTTGTGCACAAGATTTCCAATAATCAAGTACCCCTTTAGCCATAACATCATAAGGATCCTCGGGCTTATCTAGATCTGAGTTTTTTCTAGCTTCCTCAGCTATCTCATTGATCCATCTAATTTTAAGATTTCTGTATCTTTCCTCCTCCGCTCCATATTCGATTCTTTTATTTCGATCGCGTCGTTGCTTTTCTGAATTAAAATTGAATTTATAATTTATATTTGACTGATTTCCACCCAGATAATTTATATTTCTAGTAAAAAATCCACTTCTTGCAAGATTATTAGAAAATAAGCCAAATATTTCATCAGCATACTGATATGAATCATCAAATTCAGATTCTATTTTCTTTATGATTGAATCCGAAAGATTATTTGACCCCAGCCAGGCCTTCAAATACTTAGTATCATATTTAGCAGAGTATGTAAAAGTGGTTATAAATTCAGCGGTAAGATAATCAGGTATTTTTTTTGGATTTGCATAATGTTGTTCTTGTAATAATTTATCACTTAGTAAAACTGAGGGCAAATTTGCAGCAATCTCCTTCACATCTAGCTTTCTGTTTATAGTTCCTGGAATTAGTGTCTTTATTAAAGTTCTATTATACTGCTTACTAAAAATTGATATTTTTGTTGTTTTAGCTCCATCCAAACCAGATACGGATACAATTTTTCCCTCCACAAGATCACTTCTATCAAGGGGGTATTTTTCTTTATTAGTAACACCGATAGCTGAACTAGTAAGGTCCATGCTATCTACATTCACATCACCCTTTATTAAATTAAATGCATCTTTCAATTTTAAACTCGATTGGTTTGTGAAATTTCCAAAGCCGCTGTTGAATCCAGAAGGTTCGGTTGTGGTATATGAGCTTGCATTAATACCACCGTCGATCGTTTTAACAAAATATATTGTGTCGGCGTTCCTATACTTCGCATAACCTCTAACAAGATCCCCGGGCTGAAGAGGACGATCAACTTCAGATTTTATTAATTTCACCACCTGATCCATTATTAAATTTCCCCAGTTACTGTATGCTCCTGTTCTCAAGGAATACATCCATTGCAAATATGAACCAGTACCATCAAATTGATGCAATATTTTTCTAGCTATCTCTATAACTGCTTGATTCCTATCAGCGGGAAAATTTGGATATTGGGAAAAAAATTGTGAATATGTAAAATCTGGTATTGTCGCTTTGTTTGTATCAGTCCAATCTCTAAAATCAAGTTCCACCTGATCCGCAGCATCCGATATATCTACAGTAGGTGGCTGCACATCTAAATCTGCGTATTCTGGATTTGTTTGCTTATCCTCAAATGATAGATCGCCCTTCTCATAAAGCATCTTAAATCCCTTTTTAAAACCATCCAACATGACTTTATCCTTTCCCTTGACGTGGATTTCCCCATAGGGTGATGCCGCTTTACCAACTGTCGCAGAGATGTATTCCTTTTTAAGAAAATCCGCCATTTCATCATAGGATTTAATGGACTGAGATCCCAATTTATCACTAACCTTAGTTATGAATGTTACCCAATCTGCTGCCATTATTATTTAGTTTTTGATACCTGACTTAGGTGCTGTTTATCAGTCATTTTAACAATGGGTGTTCCAGATGGACCTACTCCGGTCGGGTGCGTGTGGGTATTGAAATATTTTAAGAAAGTACTACCTTTAACTAGCTTTTCTATAGCACCTTCTCCAAGTTCTATATTTTCACACTTTACGATTACTTTCTTTTTTTCCATCCGTATCTCATCCTCTCCCATTTTAACAACGATTCTAAGCTCACCACCATTTTGTGTATCCAATTGAACCTTAGCATCGCCAAGGGATATGACAAGACCCTTCTTTCTAGTGTATATTATCTTAAGCGCACCAGGGAGAGCTTCACCATCATAAACTAGAGACTGCGTTCCCTCGTATGAATTTTCTTCTTGCAATTCGGCAGCAATATCATGGGATTGCTCCTTTATATAATCGTATGTTATCTTATAGTAGTTTTCCTCCTCAAAATGAACAGATACAACAGCACCCAATCTAGGAACTGTTATATTACCGCCACCATAATTGGCACCAAAAGATAAACACGAATTTTGTTCCGCCCAGGGTATATTCTCAACTGCTAAATCATCGAACAACCCAAATACAGAAACTCTGGCTCTTCCCTGCTTAAGAGGATCGTTAATATCAACTATCTGTCCAAGGTATGTTTTTTCACTAGGCATAATTATTCAAAATCATTTATATCACCATTAAATCCATCAGTACTTATATTATATTTAGTATGTGGCTTTAGGTTCCCGAGATTTAGTGGTGTTTCTAAAGAAAAGTCCCCGCTTGTGGGTGGATATATTTTACCCATATCTCCCCTTGATATTGGGTTTGTGTTTATCGGTGGTGAAGTATAAACACTTCCTGGTGATTGTTGAAAACTATTATTCTCGTTTATCAATCTTCCATTAGCGGAAACAACCCCTTGATTCGGGTACACATTTTCATTTACACCTTCATATGATCTGTTGGGTAAACCTAAATCAGGTCCTGGTGATCCCACGTATTCATCGCCAGAAGCATTCTTATAAATTCTACCGGGTAAACCTAAGTCAGGTCCTGGTGATCCTGGGTATTCATCACCACTTGGAGATTTGTATATTCGTGAAGGTGCACCTAAATCGGGTCCTGGTGATTTAATATACTCGTCACCCGTCGTTGGCGGATAGATTCTATCTGGAGATCCAAGATCAGATCCTGGTGATGTTGGGTATTCGTCTCCTGTCGTTGGCGGATATGTCCTATCAGGTGCACCTAAATCAGATCCTGGTGATGTTGGGTATTCGTCACCTGTCGTTGGCGGATAGATTCTATCCGGAGATCCAAGATCAGATCCTGGTGATGTTGGGTATTCGTCACCTGTCGTTGGCGGATAGATTCTATCCGGAGATCCAAGATCAGATCCTGGTGATGTTGGGTATTCGTCACCTACAGGAGCAGGATAGATTCTATCGGGCAAACCTAAATCAGGTCCAGGTGATTCTGAATATACATCTCCAACAGGAGCTGGGTAAACTCTCTGCGGAAGACCAAGGTCATCACCAGGTGATTTTGGATAAGCATCATCGGAAGGTGCATTATAGATTCTTTGCGGAAGACCAAGATCACCTCCGGGTGATTTTGGATAAGCATCACCAGAGGGTGAATTATAAACCCTATTTGGAGGACCACCAAGACCCATCGATTGCGGATTCGGTAGTGTTGTTTTGGTTATTCCTATATTTGCTCCTCCTAGTTGGGAAAGAAAATCCTGAGCACTGTTGAATGAAAGATTTGACAAAAGCTCGCTTGGGTTGAAACTATATGCATTACCTAAAATTGCCTTATCTATTCCCTCCAAATTTTTAGCAAGATTTGTAACACCTTCATTTATAAGGTCATTCAATGAATTACTTACAAAATTTGTTAGTAATTCACCACCTACACTTAATATATCATTTATGTCAGCGGGAGGAGATTTTTGGACGGATGATCTAGCGGAATCCCAGCTATCACCAAGGATTAATGGTTTACCGTCCGATCTTATATTAGGATATTGGTTTCTCATTCTCACTTTACCAACATGTATTTTAAACTTCTGTGCTTCTGGAGTGGCACTACCTTGATTGGTACCAGCATACAATTGATTCTGTATGGGTGTACTTTCACTGAAGTCAAATTCACAATTTTTACATTCAAAAACAAGCATAGGCTTTATACCAGATTGGTCCTGTTGATTTTTCAATAAAGAAAAATCATTATCAAGTCCAGCTTGATTAAATATATTACCAACGAAGGCGTTAAAAGGACTGGCAGGATTTATATTACCTGGACCACCATTACTAAAAGTTTTATTTTGTTCTTGAGCGACGTTGGTTGAAGAAGCGATATTGGTTCCTGGGTTATTACCAGAAGCCAGCAGGGAAGATAAGCCGTCTAGTGCTGTTAAAGCTGTTGATGACCCTAGTAATCTCGAGGTCTTAAAGAAGTTTCTTATCTCAGAAACAAATATGTACATCGTAAATTTTCTAAGATTCCTTGGTACAAGTTCACGCATAAAATCATAATCGAAAGTTGCTTGGTTATAAAGGTCTGCCATAGCTGTTACCCTAAGATTCATAGATTCCAAAGTATTAAAAGTTAAGGTTTTGCCCATTGTTCTTTGAACATTAAATACCGATGATGTCTCGGATTGCGTTTGATATCCACCTCTAGGAACCTTCATAAGCTCATCCAGACCAGTTATCGATTGTATAAACCAAGGGGAATTTGTTAATAAATCATTGAATGTGTTTTTGAATTGCTTTAACATATCCGCTCTTTTACCACCAGAATTGCTAAAGTCAGCTTCTCTCTCCTCCAAATAGCTTATAGCACTATAGAAAGAGGTATTTGTTTGGGTCCTAAAATCGTATTGTTCCTGTCCAAATGGATTCCTACCAAAGAAATCATTACCTCTATCGTTATTATAACTTGTTTCTCTAAAGAGTGGACTAGGAGGTAATCCGTCCTCGCCATTTATAGGTAGATTTCCAAAATCTATAACAATCTTAAATCCTAAATATGTTGGATCTTCATATTGACCTTGCTTAGAAAGTTTAAATCCTTTTAGAAATAAACTTCTCTCTTTATCTGTTGCTCCCAATGGCTTTCAATTATTTTATTTATTCACTATATTATTAGGGAAAGATCTTTGAACCGGACCAGACGAATTAGCCTGCCATGTTCTCTTAGATAATATCAATTTTTCCCGCATCTTACCTGTGGATGACCAGGTAACTTCCATTCCCATAACAACATAATTACCGGAAAGGAACGAATCCAGAGTTGGTGTACTTGTGTTGTTTGGTTTATTATTTGGAACCTGTCCAACGTTCTGTTGTCTATTACCAGATTTGGTAACATATATAGAAACTGGTATAACTTGTCCCCTTATTATACCCGGATAATATGTCGAAATCTCAACTTCTAATGTTATTTTTGTTACATCATTAATATTTATTAAATTCTGAAATTTTGAATGCAAATAATTTTGATGTACACCAGAGCCATCTGAAAATCTATTAAGGACACCTAACCACTCTGATCTTGTTTCTTCCTTATAATCCGAACTTCTAACCCTACCTTTTTGTAACATTATACCGGTGGAAACTACATCGGTCGTTAATGACTCGATATTATATTTTACATATTTTTCTTTCGGATCAACCTTCTGATCTATATCATCATAGAATCCTATATTAGTTACATAACCCATAGAATTTGAATTATTACCGGCTCTGGATGTTAATGTATAACCATTTATAAAAAATGGGGTTATATTGGAACCAGCAAAGTTTGTTAGAACCAATGGAACAGCTTCTGTTTTTGGAGCTGGTGTTCCGGGAACAGCAGCATCAACCTTTATTCCATCAGGCGTATACCCAGGAGTAAAATAAGCTGTTTCTTTAGATATACCTTCAAAAGAAAATTGTGAGCCTAAATTTACAAAATTCAAGTTATAATAAGAATCTATCCAGCAATCATAAAAACTTGTTTCATCATCCTTATATGCCCTAATTGAAACTTCCTGTATAAAGTCATAGTATGAATAATTAGGACAGATCCATGACATTATATCATTAGTGGATTTGTCGTTGGTAGAGAATCCTAAATTCAGTTCCTGTGACACCTCTAACAAAGCATCAATCGAAGGAATATTAGGAAATGCTTTTATTCTCTGCTTATATAAACCAGGAATATAGCATTCAGCAACAATACTAAATCTAAAATATTCACCCTCCGGATCTGTTCCTCTCTCCGAATATGCACTGGAAACGTCACCTAGCACACTAAGTATTAAAAAATCCATTCTAAATGGTTTATAATAATTGTCTGCTGATCTTATATAAACAGAAACTATATCACCATCCTTGGGATAATTTACTGACATAAATATAGTATCCGCTGCGGCAAAAGTAAATTTTATAACTGGGATAAATCCGCAAAGGTCCAAGCTGAAATTTCGCATGTATCTGGAAACGCTATATCCGTTAATAACAACAAATGGAGAATTTAGACCAGTAGCTTTTTCTGCGGAGGAATTAGTTTCCCTCTTAATATTAGGATCTTCCGAACCATCCGCATTATCAACCATAATCATCTCATCAAGTTTGATGTTATTGAGAGCTATAGAATTTATTTTTATATCCTTTTCCGTCATTATTAATTGGTAGGTTTATTAAATCCTCCCCCGCCTGCACTAGGTGCAAATACCAAGAATCCATCCTTCTTCATTATTGTTTTCTCGTCTGGTTGCAATACATTAGGGGGTAAAACAATATTTGGTTGATTTTTAACTTTCTGTTCAAGAAATTTTCTTCTAGCATCGCTAACCTTAAATTTCTTGCTTTCCTGATTTTTCTTAAACACTGTATTCTGATTAGTATTTGTATTATTATCTGCTTGAGCTTGAGATTGGCTTAATATTTTTCTGGTATTAAATGAATCATCGATGGATTTTGGATTCGGTATAAGAAGAACATTTCCCTCCCTGATGGCAAATGGATTACTTATACCATTAAATTTAAGTAACGATCCAACTTTACCATGATCACCGTATTTTATTGCAGCAACAAGATCAGGTCTCATCTGATAATACTCAGTAACAACAAAAAAATCATCCAGACTCATACCACCAGCATAATTAACAGATGCCTCAGTAAGGTTCCATATTCCATAAGAATTTGCATCTTGCATTGGATTCGGATTGAACACGCTTTTATTTTTTGCTATTGTATCTATAAGAAAACTTGACATATAAATATTTTATTTTTATCTACCTGGAGATGTTTGATCACTAGAGAATCCACCATATGCTCTCTGATCGAAAATGTCGGACACTGCATTTTTTAATGTTCTTCCGTCAACCGTTGAAATAGCATCGTAAGACTGTGCATTGGCTGTTGTCGGCATAGATGATTGATATAATCTACCGTCACCTCTATTAAATATACTCTCTATCTCACCTCTTTCCCTATCCCTACCGTGTTTCAAGCTGAATACTGCTTTAACTGAGGTTGGAAAATCATCGGGTCCCAATGCTTCGCCAAAATCTATTTTCACTTTTTCGCATATAAGATTACCTATCATTGCTATAGGGTTACATGGATTACCAACAACAAGATGCCATTCACCAATAGGAGCTCCCGTCAACAAACTGGCAGGAAATTGATATTGTTCAAAAAATCCTGGCGTAAATGTAGTTTGTAATAATCTCCCAGCAGCTCCGCCAAATTCTTTTTTTATAGCCTCTATAGCGGCAGCAGGATTCCCGTTGTTTTTGGTAACAGTTTCGAGAGCATTCTTTAATTTAGATATATCGTTATTATCGCCAAAGGAACCTTTATTAATATCAGCTGATGTCTTGGCGCTGGATGCTGGATTTACTAGCTCTTCTGCATAATCAAGAACAAATTGTATTGGGTCTCTATAGAACATTTCAAGTCCTCTGCTACCACCAGGAAAACCAAAAGCTGGAAAATTAGAATTGTATCTAAAATCGGGGGTTAAAAAAGATCCGTAATTTGTTCCAATACTTAATAGATTACCTATTATATCCAGCATGGAAGCTTTTGTGTTTACCTCTCCAACTGAAGTTAGATCATATTCAAAAGTAACCGTTATACCGTCTCCAGCTCCCCAGGTGAACGGTAGACCAATATCCCTAATATTAGTTTTGTTTACTACATCTACGGATGTCCATATGTATTCACTAAGAAGACCAGCATTTTTCTCACCATTCTTCATCAAATCTCTAAACTTCATAAACTTAGTATTAGCAACACTAGTATTATTTGGATCAGACGCTATGACAGCTGCATTAAGAAGTGCTTTAGTATTTCTTATTTCAGCGCCATCACCAAGACCACCAAAAATATCTCCAAAAATTCTACTGGTATCATCTAGAAAACCCTGGGACATAGCTTGCTGTATAACTTCAGCTGACTGTTCCTTTGATTTCCATTTTATACCAGTACTAAATTGAATAATATCATTTAATTTATTACCGGTATTACCACCAAACCAAGTTACAGCTTGCGCAACAGGTCTACCTACACCCTCCGCATTATAAGCTGATGATGATTTAAGAGCGGCTGGAACAGAAAGATTATCGAGAACTGGTGTTGGGAATCTTCTTAATGTTAGCATATAGTTATTCGGTATTGTTGCATAATACTTACAGAAAAGGAAATCCTTCCAGTAATACGGAGCTGCCATGCCACCAACTATGTTTTTTTCGAAATTTGTTGTGAATCCGCTAAATATACTATTACAATTGACAGACACAGCTTCAAGAGCAGAGGTTTCTCTTACTAGAAAACCAGCAGATGGATTTTTGGATTTTTTCGAAGATATTGATCTATTATATTGTCTATTTTCAGATCTATAATAGGCATCAATAAAGTTGTTCTCGTGATTTCCCAGCGAATAAAATAGAAATTGTCCATATTTACCGGGTTTTCTCTTTCCCGCCTCGTAGAAAAGGGTCCTTGCGGTAGGACCCTTAAATATATTGCCGGAACCTAAATTACTCCATTTTTGTACAATGTCATTTACTACACCCTTACCTCTTAATTCCTCTAGAGAAGGAGCGCTAGCTCCGCTGTTAAATATTGGATTCATATATCACTAATCTTTTTTAAAGATCGTGAATGGTATACTGTATTTCTTCTGGGTGTTCGTCTAGTAGATTCTCAAGATTCTCTATAAAATCCTGATTTATATTCTTATAGCACACAAGTATACCATCACACTTTGTACTATATATTCCTTGTAGTATTTTCTTTCGAATAGTGTAGTTTATCACGAACTCTGATTCACTGGTAAGATTATCAAGTTCATAGCCAAGATCCCTTATAATTTTTGATATATCAACAACATAAAAATCAGATCCGATGGTGGATCTTTTCTTGGCTTCCTTTGGTGAATATTTTGATAAATAAAAATTTACTTTAATTTCCTGCATTATCATCATTTGATTCCAGGTTATTCCAATCTCTTTCGATCAACATGGATCGAAATGAAGAATATTCGGATTCCTGCTGTCTATATATAAAGAAATCATCACTCGAATCTCCTCTATTTTCCTTCTTTATTTGTTCGTTTTTAATTCTCTGTAAATGTATTCTATGTTTATTCTTACCCTCCTCGAGTTTAAGCTTATTATTAAATGGATCATTTTTAGATACATTCAAAAGTCCCATAGATCTTAAAATATGTCTTCTTTCTTTTCTGTTGCTCATAAAAATTAAATGCTAAAGTTCAACCTCACTAAATCCACTGGGTTTACCAAAAACTGAATCTTCTCTGTTATATAAATCCATACCAACTACAAATTTAAACAATTTTAGAAAAAGACCAGGTATAAATATATCCCTTGCTTTCACAACATCATTCGCTGGTATAAAATGAAAGACTGCATTCTTTTCTTGTTTAGATCCATCACCCTTGGCTTTACCCTTTTCTATTCCAGTAACATCAACAGCAAAAGCAGGATATTCCTTGTCGACAAATTTATTTCCGGATACTGTTCCTAAAAAATACCACTTATTACTATCAGCAACATCATACCCAGATTCCTCTAATAATTCTCTTTTTGCTGTTGCCAAATAATCTGGATCCTCATCCTCGCAGGTTCCTGTTATTAAGCTTTGAGAATTACCGCCCTCCCTAAAAAGATTCTCTTCCTTGAGAACACCGATCATTAGCGGAAGTCCCTGATCATCACTTATAAACGGCAGTATCATAACCGTTTCAACGCTCGATACTACACCAGGTTTTTCATTCCTCTCAACAACCTTAAATTTTGGTGTTTCTAATAGTATTTTTTCTTTTTTATTCATCGTCTTCTTTTTTATTCAACTGATTTTTTCCCGATTTTGTTGTTTCTTTTTTTTCGGAAACATAATATGATTGTCTTATCGAATCAGCAAGTGATGCTTTTATATCTTCTATATCAACACCGGAAAGAACAAAATCTATTATATCCTTCTCTGCATCATCGAAAGAGCTAGACAAAACACTATAAAGTTCCTTTGATGGTAAATTCAATTTGAGCTTTATTGAAACCTCTACTGAATTTTTTTTCTGCTTTCTAAGTAACTTATATATCGGTGATTCTTCAGATTGGTTTATAGGATAAGCATCACTGTATACTATTGATGTTACACTGGATGGCTTACTCATAACCTCAGTAAATTCGGCTCTTAGACCTAAATCTTGCTTAGGCGGAGCTGGATAATACATTAAAAACTCATCTAACAGATTAATGTTCATCCTTTTTCCACTGGTAAATTCAATAAAATAATCTTCACCGATTGAGGTAACATTCTTATAAGATTCAATCGATCCCATATTATCACCTTTAATCCATTGAAATTCCATATTACCATATATGGCTCTTATTTCATCCACAGTTTTAATTTCAGCTAAATTCATTCTTTTCTGTTTTTTATTTTTTGACGAAAAAAGATTTTTAATACTAAATACCATTTTATTTATTTTTCTTTTTTCAATTTAGGATCCTTTGTATACAAAAACTCCATTGCATAAACATTGTAGATTATATAATGGAGTTTTGTTTCGTTATTTTAGTATTAATTTACTAAGTTTTTTGGAAATATTTTTCTTATTTCGTCCTCGTTCTTAAACGTATTTGCTATATTTTTAAGATCCTTCAATTTTTTTCCATCATCAATCCTAGATTTTTTCATCTCTGGACTTAGATTAGTGTCATTTTCGTCTTTAAAATTACCTAATTTTTCTTCAAAATATTTATAAAAATTTTCTCTATCATCATTATCGTCCACACCTAATGACTTTTTTAATAGGTAATAAAGTCTATGATTCTTTTTTACATCGGATAGATCCGATTCGTCATCCAGATTTGGTAGATC